AAAAGACAGATAGCAATATTCAGTGAACATATCACCGAAGCAGGTAATGTGAGTTATAGAGCAGAGGGTACAGAGCATGATGATACGGTTATGGCACTCATGTTGGCAGCATTTATTGGCAGATCATTCATCAAAGACCAAGACGGATTTGCACAGAAGCAGATAGTTGTAAGCAAAAAGTTCTCAAGTGAACCTGAAGATGTATGGGGTACAGGTGTCCCACATGGATTGGAAGCAACAACGAGAGAGGTGTATAGACCATGAGCATAGAACTGTCATTAAAAATGGAAGACTACAAACGCATTATGTCATGGTTTGAATTGGCATTTGCAAAGGGTGTAGAGATTAAAGATGTGGATAATCAGACATTCAGAAAGGTCAGTGTTATGGCATTAGCCTGTGCAGAAGAAATAGAGGAAAACAAAAAACATGAATGACGCACAGAATAGATTCGACAGATTGGTAGGGGAACTTGCCAAACTAGACAAGAAGCGAGAAAGGAAAATGCGTCAGATAATGGCACAGAAAGAAAAGATAGATAAGCAAGACAAGAAAACTAAATCACATGAAACTGCCAAAGTGGATTAGATGGTCTAAGGCACAAGGTAAATACATAATCAAAAAAAAATAAAGAAAGTTGACTATTCCTCATCAACTATGATATGACCACCCAAGCCACCATCACTTACAGGTGCAGAGATAAAGTCACTGAATCCTTTTACTGCTTGTCTTACCACTGATTTTTCAAGAGGTAGTAATGCCTTGTCCAAGTCGATAGGGTTGTCAGGATTGATAGCCAATGTGACTTCAATACGATAGCCCTTTGCAAATGGCGAAGCCTTCATTTTCAAGGTTTCGTTATTCTTGACAATGGTAGTTTTCTCAACAAGCATATTCTGTTGTTCAGACATGAGATAGGTGTCTTTATGGGTATTTAAAAACATACTCATATATACAATAAAAATTGACCTTCCCTATGACACAGCAGCAAAGACATCAAGTGAACCTCAATCGTGATCAGTATGAATTATTGAATGTTGTTAGAAACAGCATGGCAGATGATATTGATCCAACACCAAAGTTAGGTAATGTAATTGCCTTTCTATGTGAGGAACATAGACGGAATAAGGGTAAACGTTAGTTCTCTTAATCCATTCTTTTTATTTTTTAGTGTATGCCTAGCAAGAAGGTTAAAGCTAAAAAGTCAACAATTAAGAGTACACCACATCGAAAGATTACAACAGGGAAATATCCTAACATAGTTCCAAAGACATACGCAAGTGCTTCACGAAGACTAGACGCAAACAAAATGCTCAATATGTATTCAAACCCACCATACACAGACGCAGAGTTAGAATACTTTGAAGACGCATGGGGAAGTTCAGTATGTGGTGCAACGATAGACAAGTTAATTGAATATACATTCGGTGGTGGTATCAAGCCAACATTTGAACTGATTGATGACAATGGCATGGACGATGAACAGAAGAAAAAAGAATTGAAAAAATATGAAGATGAGTTAAACGAGTTAATACATTATGATCAAAAGATAGGATTTGAAAAGAAACTAAAGGACGCAATTACCATGACAATAGTATTTGGCAGATGTGTAATTGTATTCGAGGGTGCAGGATTACCAAAGGCATTAAAGATTATTCACCCAAGAGATTTGGGTAGAGTATTTCTAGACCAAAAGACATGGGGTTTAGAGAAAGTCATTACAACATTCCCATCAGATGAATTAGTTCCTGATGAAATGTTATACTGTGTGAACAGACCTGATAGCCCTCGAAGACGTACCATGTGGTATGGTTATTCAGAAGTTCAAAGAGTTGTTGGTGCAGCAAGAGCATGGCGAAGGATTGTAGAATATGATATGCCTGAAGTCACAACAAGTATGTGGGCAGGATATGGTATGTTTATTTTGAAACGTATGGGAAGGACGAAAGCTGACGCAGAAAATGACGCAAACACATTATTAAATTCATTAAACAGTGGAGCTTTCAACGCTGTCACCGTTGACAGTAATGACGAAATTGAATTTAAGAATTTAGATTTGAACCCAAAGATCAAAGAGATGGTTGACTTGGCTTCATTTTATGAACGTATCATCATTGGAAACTTTGCAGTACCTAGTGCATTACTTGGCAGAGAGGAAGATCAGAACAGGGCAACACTAATCGGTAAGATTCAATTCTTCTTGCAGGGTGTAGTAAAGTCAAGACGAGATTGGGTGAGTGAATTAGTTTCACAACAATGGTATGAACGCAATTTAAGAAAGATGGGCATGGGTGACATATTAGAAAAGGTCAGAGTCAAGGCAGAGTTTGAACCAATCATTGTAGAATCATGGTTCGACTTGGTGGACGCAGTATTGAGAATGAAGGGAATATTCCCAAATATGCCTGATGACCAATTATTAGAATTATTAAACTTGGAAGAATTTAAGACAGAGTTGGCACAAAACCCAAACCCACAAGTTGATCCAAACCAAGTCAATGTTCCTGTCAACAATCCACAGGATATTGTCAATAAGCAGTTAAACAAGACAATGAATCAGTCCCCTGTATCTGCAAAGAAGATAGACAATGACCTACTAAAGACAGCATTGGACGCAAAGAAATTAGAGATACTAGACAACATAGACAGGCTAGTCAAAGACAGCGAAAAAAAAAAGCTCTGACAGCTTCGGAATTTAAAGAGGAAGATCATGAACGTGATCCTGATGGCAAGTTTACTTCCGATCCTGACGCAGATGACAAGGACGAGGAAGATGAGAGATTAGATGATGAGGTTGAGAAAACAGAAGAAAAGGAAATAAAACAGAAATTAGTGAACAAACGTTTAGAAGTTTTCCAACAGATAAGCAATACGAAGATTAGTCTTTTACATGATTATAATGACTTTCTAGACCGAAAGTTTGAATCTGCCTTTATTGAAAATAATGAAGAACTTCAACGCCAAATAAAAGAAAGAAAGGATAAGGTAGTTGATGAAATTCAGAAATTAGAAGATAGCAAAAATGATACAGGGTTTATGGAATTGTTGTATCAAGATATGCCAATAATACCAATGGGAAAAAATACCGATAAACAGAAATTAGAAACGCATAAATTTAAAGAAAGTAGTGGCAAAGATTCACAAATTAAAATGTCAAAAGCACTTGCTGCTGATTTAAAACGAGCAGACAAATCTGTTGGGGAAACGAGTAGTAGTGCCACACAGGTCATAGCAGTTAGGGACGCATGGAATGGATTAAGTGATGAACAAAGAGCATTAGTTGACACTTTTGAAATTACTGCTGTTCCAAAAAAACTAGGTTTGCAGAATATAAAGGCAGGTGCAAGTTGGAATGAAACAGAAAAAAAAATGATGTTTATGGTAGATAGCAAAAAAAGTGTGGGTGCAGGTGGAATTAGGGTTGATGGTGTGTATAAGCGAGTTCACCACGAAATAGCACACGCTGAATTTGCTAAAATGACGAGGGAAAAACCTGAAAAGGTAAGCAAGTTTGTTAAGACAGTTTCATCACCTGAAATGAAAAAAACACCAATTAATCATTATGTATCTACCTACTCAAATCCTAAAAAAATGTTAGATGATAATTGGAAAAGATATGAGAGGAAATACAAACAACGCCAACTCTCACCTGAAAAAGTTGCAGAAATCAAAGACAGGTATGACAGAAATACTAAACAATGGAAAGAAACAATATATGCTGACGAAACGCACTCTGCTATCGTTGAACTTGTCAGTGGAACTAAAGGTGAAAGTCCATTTGCAGGGAATAAATCGATGTTAAGAAACATGGATAAGGATTGGTCTAAGATACATAAACAATTCTTTAATGCGTATGAGGAATTGGTGTCTTGATGGATTCAATTACAATATACTTTGATGAAAATAATAGAATGGTTGAAAATGAAGATGACGCAACCTATGCACAAAAATGGACATTTGAAGATGGAAAACAAATAGGGCATGATTACATTGACCTCTAACCTTAAACAACTCAAAAAGTATCTTGAAGCAGTAAGTGTAATGGACTTGCTAGACCAAGATAAACCACCGAAGGTTGTATTCACCACACAGCGAGATAACAAGGTAGATGACAAGATTTGTCTGCAACTGTCAGGCATAGCATTTGAGATAGATGATCCAACAAGACCTATAATTCCTGATGATACCCACCCTAATTGTCGATGTTATTACGTTGACGAAGCAACAGGACAGGTTGTATCAGACATATCAAGCAAACGTGACATTAAACGTAGAAGCAGACTGACAGACAGGCAACGCAAGAATTGGAACAAGAAAGACAGACAGTATCTTACTCAAAAGAAGATGGACTTGATTGTTGATGTCATGGAACAGAACGAAGAATGGCAAAGTAAATCAAAAAACTTTGAACCATCAGATGACATTCTAGGCAGGTCTATGGTATTAAAAAAACATGATGAGAAATACTATGCAAGTCTTGAGAAAATACACAAGTGGTTAGATATGATATGAATGACAAACTTGCCCACTTTATAGCAGGATTCATGCTAAGCATTATGGGTGTACTATACTTCCCACTAATCCTAACAGGGTTTTTCTTTGGTGTGGGAAAGGAACTTTTAGACTTCAAGAATCCACATGGACACGCAGAGGTAATGGACGCATTG